TGGTTCAAGATCTTACAGAGCAACCAGCATTTATAACAAATACTTATGATATTAAAGCACAAGTAGGTAATGCTACATCTGGATCAGAAGATCGTTTGATTCCTATTGGTGGTAGTGGTGATGTATCAATATCAGATACAAGATATTATGTTGAACTGAGACGACCATCTATTGCAAGAGCAGGAAACCACACATTTGAATATCTCGGTTATGGTCCTGGTAACTACAGTACAGGTCTACCAATTAGACAGGAAATCGTTCTAACACCTGACGAAGATTTCTATGCACAGTCTAAGAAACAGGATGCTGGTATAGTATTCTACACTGGTATCAACTCACAAGGTGACTTGTATATTGGTAACAGAAGGATCAACGCTATCACTGGTGAGGAGACATTTATAGATGCTGCTGTATTGGCAGATGATGGTGATGAGGACGATACAATAGGAGGATTAGTTACTACATTTGATACTCCTGTAACATTCAACCAGAATATTACAGTTGTTGGTGGTAACGGTGAGTTAGTAAGTAACTTTGAATCACCTGTAGTAATATCTGTACAAGATACTGACTTAATACAATCAAGACATTCATTAATCATACGTTCTAACGTAGATTCTATTGATCCTAATACTCAACTAGAGCAAGATCAAGGATTAGATAGAGGAGCATTCTCTCCTGCAACAGAAGGAGATATTGTTCTCAGTAAGAACACAGTTAAGTCTGCTGTATTCCAGTTTAATGCTAGAGGAAATGGTCAGAGATACCTATTCCAAACACACACTGTAGGTGGTATTGCTTCTAACATCACACCTAATCAATCCACAGCAATTAATTATCAAGCTGGTGTAAACATTGGTGGATCTCTCATTAATAGTTCGCAGGATGTAAACTATGGTAATGTACTCCCTGCACCTGGCGATGTATTACTTAAGGGATCTGAAATAGGCAAGAGTGGTTCTCTTGGTTGGATATTATCCAATTACTTTACAGAGATTCCTAGTGATACTATTAATAGTCCTACGACTGCAGTAATTGATAATATCGTATTTGATGGAACAAATGTTGTTAAGTTAGAATTTAGAAACTTCACAACTGGTGTTGTTGTTAAAAACTCTGAACTTGGAATCACGAGTGGATCACAAATTAGAATTAAAAACTTCTCATATGATCCTAGATTAAATCTAACATGGCAAGTATATGCTTCTAAACCTGGCGATCCATTCTCATCAGACAATAACTATGTTCATTTCCAAGTTATTGACCAGATTGCCCAAGCAATAGAAGCATGGGAAGGAGTAATAGTTGATGAAAATGGTACAGAATTAAATCCTCAACCTTCTGTAGAGTTCTCTAACTCTAACTTCAAGGAAGTTGGTGTATTAGGTGGTGAAGCATTAAGAACAGAGACAGAAACTATTGGTGACTACAAGTTAGGTATCAATACAATCGCAAGATTACCACATAGTGCATATACAAATGCATTTGTTGGTTTAGAATCTGATCCTCGTGCTAACTTAGATGTTGTTGGTACAGCATTCATTAGTGGTAGAGTAACAGGAGACTTCCTACAGCATACATCGTTTGCTGATCGTGATAAGACTGCTGTTGATAACGCATTCTTAGTTGGTGGTGACAGTCTTAATCCTAATGATCAGGGCGTATTTAGAATTGCAACTACAAATAGTGGTCGTGTTGGTATTAATATCAGTAATACTTTATTAGATAGAGCACTTGTTGTTAATGGATTATCTAGATTTACTGCTGATGCTAAATTTGAGCATGACATTGAAGTCAATGGCGATGGTGTTATTGCTGAGATCAGAACATCACAAACAACTGGTACATTCAACTTAATAGATGACACAACATTTGTTGGCACACTGAACATAGGTAGTCAGGTTACAACTGCTAACCTATTCAATGACAGTATAGATGATCAGTTCATTTACATTGGTACTTCATCTGCACATAGCAATATATGGATAGGCACAACACCTGATACTTCTACCAGTATTTCTAAAGTAGAGATTGGTGGTGCATTTGGTAACACCAACGAAGACTTATCATACACCAAGATCAAGACTAGAAACTTGAGAATTGATGGTGATGCATGGTTAGGATTCCGCAAGGGAATTGGTGAGACCACATCACTTAAGTCACAAGCATCACAGGTTGACTTCTTCTCTAACACTGGTGGTCCTTCAATCATCAACTTTGCTACTAACGCATCTGAGATCAACATTGCTGGTCAGGGTGGTAAGACTACAATCAATAACCAATTAGAAGTTATTGCATCTGCTAAGTTCAATGGTGATGTCCATATGTGTGGTGGTGTTGCATCATTCGCATTTACTGGGGGAAGAGCACAATTAGGAACAGATATAACTGCACATGAAGATGGTATTATATCACAGGCATTATTCAATAAGAATATTGACATCCTAAATGTTCTTGTTAAAGGAACAAATGAAGAAGGATACAACCAAGTTGATACTGCTGGTGCAGGACAATGGGGTGGTACAGCATATCAGAACTCAGTAAACACTGGTGGAACAATTGAACCAATTATATTATCTGCACTAACTGGAGATGAGTACTACCTACCACTTAAGTTACAACCAGTCAAAGCAAATGGTGATCCATACTTTGGAACAAGTGACTATATTATAGTTGACAGTGCAGTTGTTGGTACAGGTTCATCAGCAACAGGTCATCCTGAGATTCTACAGGTTACAGAACTCACAAGGATCAACGAAGCACCTTACTACATCAAAGTCAAGCGTCAACCATTTGGTGCATTTGGTGGTGTATTAAGTAATCACGTTGATACTACACCAATATACAAAGTTAATGTACAGTTTGATGCTACATGGACAGAGCAAGCACTTGACAATGATACCAGTGCAACTGACCCAGTATATCTCTCAGAGTTTGGTGGAAATCTAACCAACAATGATTATGTTATCGTTGATAGAAACGACTCACCAAAAGTTCCAGAATATATCAAGGTTATCACACCTCTTGCTCAACAGAAGCAGAAGTTCAGAATTTCTAATTGTGCTGATCCAGATGAGGATGTGTTTATAGTTGATTCTGTAACTGGTGAGGTACAGGTTGGTAATCCAAACATACCTGGCTCAGTTCTAACAATCAATTCATCACTTAACATGGATGGTGGTTGTGGAACTCTAGGAACTGTTGAGTTTACTGGAAATACAAATGCTGGTACTAATGTAATTACAAACGTATCAGTCACAACTGCTGGTAAGACAATTGCTGATCTTCAGAGAGGAGATGTAGTTTCTGTTGTTACAGACTCATCACCACTTAAGATATTCCAAGATACCACTGTTGATTTTGTATTTGGTGGTGCTATCTACTTAAGTAGAACTATAATTGGTTCTTCTTCAGTTAGTGGAGGTACATTCAAAGCACAAAGAAACGAGAGAATATCAGCAACTGATGGTGGTAACAACACTACATTTGATGTTGATACATGCTCAGGTACAACAACAATTGGTACACATGCTGGTAGATTTGATCTTAACTTAGCATGGTCAAGTGCTGCTGGTATTCTTACAAATGCTAATTTACCATCAGCATTGAATGATGATAACATAGTCACATATGGTTATTATGCAGATCCAACAAGTATACAGTCAAATGGTGCTAGTTCAACTATTATATCAACTGCTACTGGTTCTGGATCAGGAACATTACAAATTGCTTTACAGCAGATTGGAGAAGGAACTGGTAAATTTACAGTTGGTGACTTAATTGCTGTAGGACCTCTAACATCATTTACTAGCACAACTGGTCAGATTGAATTTATGACAATCACTGATGTTGTAGATGGAACGAATACAATCGTTGCAACTAGAGCACAGGAAGGCACAGTTGAAATGAGTCATCAGGCTTCTGATGTTGTTAGAAGAGTTATCAGACATGAGAGACAATCTCTAGTGGTTGATGCTCAGATAAGACAAAGATTATCAGGGGGAGTTCCAACAGATTACTTATCAGTAATTCTAGAGAGAGGATATATCTCACAAACAAAACTAGATTACAAACAATGGTTGAGATTCAGTAACACATCTAGTGGTGTTGAGATATTAACCAATGTGAACGGTAGATTATATGGCAAGAACCATACCACTCAGATGGATGAGCAATTTGGTGATGGTGCTAAGTCTTACAGAGAAGGTAGTCTAACTGTTACAGACAACTTAACTCTAGAAGGTGGTAACTTCGTAATCTATGATAGTGTCAAACAAACTAAATTATTCCAGTTTGTTAATGATGATGGACATGCTGATCACTCAGGTCTAATTAACTGGGATGCTGGTGTACTTGCAAGAGGAGACTTCTTCTTGTATCCAACATCTTGCCCAGAGAATGTTATCACAACACTAGCATGTGACCCATCATTCTCAGTTGATAACTTAGGTAACGTAACTGCTCTAACAACATTGACAGTTACAGGTGTAGCAACACCAACTCCAACAGAGGAAGATGTATTCTCTGTAAGGAATCTAGGTATCAGTGGTGGTAGTGAATACACTATCAAGAAAGATCGTTCAATTGATGCATTTGGATTACAAAACTTCACCACATCAAATGGTGCAAGACATACAAGATACTTATCCGCAGCATCACCAGAGGCAGATCTAACATTGACTGCAAATATTGTATACATGGTCAATGTTCAGAATACACAGACATTAATCGTTACATTACCAGCAGCACCAAAAACTGGTGACATTGTAAGAATGATTGATGTAGGTGGTAACTTGAAGTACGATACCACACTAGTCATCAGAACTCCTGAGACAAGTGGCACACCAATACAGGGTGATGCACTTGGAACACTATTTGGAGATAGAATAACACCTTATCCATCTGGTGAACTCGTAGTTCAAACACCAAATGCAGGATTTGCATTAATATATCTTGGAGCAATTGATAGTAATAATCAAATAGGCATCCCAACCAGTGTACAAGGTTGGTGGTTAATGGAGGTATAATAAATGCCAAGTTACAACCGTATAAAAGCACAGAAAGCCAGTCCAGTTGGTACAATCATGCCATGGACTGGTAGTACAAGCGACTCAGCGTTGGTTTCTGATGCAATACCAAAAGGATGGATAGTATGTAATGGTGGTCAACTCAAAGCAAAGGATTATCCTATTCTTGCACAAATATTAGGCAATGAATATGGTCCTGTAGTAGAGACTGGACAACCATTCGTTGGTATATCTAATTCATATCCATCATATACTGATGCCGATGTGTTTAATTTACCATCTTTGAACCAGACAGTTCCAATTGACCTAGAAGGAAACTTGTTAACAGGTTTAGAGTTAAGTGTTATAGGTCAATATGTTTCTAAAAACGGATTTGAAGGCAATCAACCATTAACAAATGTTTTGTCATATATTGATGCAGAGTTTATAACAAGTCCAGCAGCAGAATTATCAGGAAAAATAAAAGGTATTACTCTTGAAGAACCATCATACTTTGATACTATTAGAACTATACCTAGAAAACTAGGTGTTGAACATACTGCAACACATACACATCCAAGACCAGCAGATGGTACTACATATCCATCTGTAGAATTAGGTGGTGCTTATGTAGGTCTATTTGAAGCAGGATATTTTGAGACTCAAGGAAATGAATGGTCAACAGGATCAGACACTGGTTATTCTAATGCAGAACCATTAGCAGATAGATTTGAAACAGGTGAAGTATTTTGGACAGCATATGACCCTGCAGCAACGTCATTGGTCACATGTGATAGTCATAAACATTTTGGTGCATCATCTGACGTTATACCATTAGTGCCAAGTATTGATAGAAATATTCCAGCTTATGGACAAACAACTGGTTTACCTGGTGCTGGTGGATATGCAGATAACAACTCATGTGTGTCACAGGTGCAGCAAGCAGCAGTTACAGCACCATTCCCACCACCAGGCACATACTTAGGACAGAAAAACTATTATGCATCAGATCAAGTTCCATTAGCAAGAAGAGGCGGTGGTGCAACTCCTCCAGTTACAGATCCAAATGATTATTATGGTGCACCTGACACAGCAGTTGGTAGAGACTACCCATATCCTACCACATTAAATCATAGTGGTGATGCTTTTACTGATCCAGCATTAGGATCACACAATCATTTTACCATTGATATAACAATGACCAATGGACAAATGAATATACCTAACACTATACTCATAAATAATATGACTACTGGAAACATAGAACCTATAAATGTTGACAGAGCATTGAGCGTACAGGTTAATCCTAACACACCATCCTTAGTCGTATTGTATATTATCAGAGCATACTAATGGCAGTATTATATTCAAAAGAAAAAGGAAAATTAGGAACTCTTACTGGTTCTATTATAAACTGGTCTGATCAATTATCATCAAATGATCCTGCAGATCTTTTGAATTACTCAACTCTTCCTGCTGGTTATTTAAGATGTGATGGTTCAGTTTACCTAGCAGAAAATTTTCCAGAACTTGCTTCTATATTAGGTGTAGGTTCTAATTGTAGATATAAAAAACCAGACACAACATTACTTGACAATCAATTTCAAGTACCAGATCTTGGGTCAAAATCTACTAAGACATCATTTGGTGCAAACTTAGGAGATTATCAGGACACATATCTATTAAATGATTCAGAACAAGAGATAACCAAATCTGGTGTAGGATTAGAAGTTAGTAGTAATATAGGTACAACATTTGAAGTCCAATATCAGGGTAATTTCTTTTTACCATCACAAACTATTGAGATAACAGGACAACCTGGTTTTGCTAGATCCACTGGTAACTACACAGAGGAAACAGAAGTATTACACACAGCATTCCAACCACATGCTCACTTCCATGATGGTAAGAGATCTAGAACTGCATCACCTACGAGTGAATTTAGTTTGTTTGGTAGAAACGCATACAAATCTAAGTCTACGTTGTGCATATCATCGTGGGCAGACAACACTACTCAACCATTATGTTCAGCAGCAGCATCTAAATTTGTTGCTGCATTAATGCCTAATAGAAACAAATCAAACCAGTGCTTTACTTTCTTGATTGGAGGTCCGTCTCAAGAAACCTACGAGTATTATGGTGGATGCTGGTTTGGTTGTACATATGAAGATACTAAACAATGTCTTGTACCTGGCGATATCCCTATATTAGCATCAGATGGAACTGGTATACCAACAGGTCAGTTTTATGATTTTGGATGTAATACTAATGGTACTCAGTTAGGGTGGCCAATGTATTTTGAAGAAGGAACATCACCACCAACAGGATTTTGTGGAAACATGTCTTATGTAGGCAGCATGACTTGTAAGACAGGACCTACATGTAACGCAGGTCCTTCAGACTGTAACGCTTACAATGATTATAAACAGGCAACAGGTAGTGCACCACCAACCCATCAAAAATTAGGAGCAAACTATACACCAGCACTTGTAAACCAAGCAACTCAGGTGCCATTTGACTCACAAGCAGATAATCCTGCTTTTGCTGCTCTTAATAATACAGTTACTGATGTTGAAGAGTTTGGTAGAGACTGTATACACAAACATTTTATGCCTTTTGAACAGGATCCACATAACTTTTTTGTTGTAACACAACCAACATACATCCCTGCTGACGAGATAACATCTACAATTCAGATAGATGTTAATGAACAAAATAAGGCAGATGGTTACATACAACCATTTCTAGTCCAAGAATTTTTAATTAAATATTAAGATGGCAACATACAGGAATTCATACGCTAATTATTATTCCGATAAGACTGGTAACCACTCTCCTGTCGGAACAGTTCTTCCTGTGTTTGGAGATGTTAACTTAGCATCACAAGAACCTGAGTACACATATCCACAGCATCTATATTGTGATGGTAAAGAACTATTGATTCGTGACTATCCAGAATTATACAGCATCATACAAAATAGATATGGTGGTTCTGCATCAGTTACAAAGACTCAAGCAAACCAACCTGGCGGATTACAAGCATCATTTATTCAAAATAATAAGTTATTTTTAAAATTTTACTGGGATTCTAGCAACAATAAAGTAAGTGTAAAAAGACCATATCCATATGGTGCAGTGTTTAGATTTAACAACTTAGTAACAAATCCATTTGGTGCATTTGGAACATCTAGTGTATTTGATCAAGAAACATTTTATTCATTACTAGAACCAACAGAGGACACATCTAGTTCTCCATATCAGTTCAGTAATGTGTTTACATATGAGATAGGATTTCCTGATACAGTTGACATATCTACTGTTAATGCAGCAAATTATTTGATTGATTTTACTGGAGCAGGAATCTCACACCCTGAGATTATCGTACAAAAATCATTCACATTCTCAGATTTTCCATATAATATTGGAACTTTTGCCTTACCAGATTATAGACAAAGAAAGATACTTGGATTTGGTAACGTAAACGGAGCAGGAACAGCAACACCAGAGAATGCAATCAACAACTTTGTTGGACAGACTGGTGGTTCATGGTATATTCCTAAAGATACATTAATTGATAGTGGAGAGTTTTTTGTTATTGGTGATGTAAAAAGCACAGGATATAATTCAATTACGTCAGATATTCCAGCATATCTAACAGGATCTGTCAAATATAAGGTAGGTCCTATGAATGATTATGTTTTCCCATTTCCTCCTACACACAGTCATAGAATATTATCAGCAGAAGTTGATGAAACAAAACTTGTAGAGTTAAGTGGTTCTCCTGTTGATAAGTTTGCTGTAACTTATATTAATAGTAGAGCAAACGTCAATTTATTTGAACCAAATGGATCTGCTGGTGGTGCATTAGGACATTCACATGGTTTGATTGGTGTACCATTACAAAATGCACAGACAGCAACGTATGGTAATACTAATGGTATAGGTGAAACATTATCAAGTACTGGTGCTGGACAATATCAATACATGGTATCTGAGTCTGCAACTATAATTGTTACTTCAATAACATATGATTCTAACACTGGATTTATAACAGTCAATACAGATGGTAACCATAACTTATCAGTAGGTGATATTGTAACTGTAAGTAATGCTTCTCCATCAGAATTTGTTGGTAACTTTACTATTATAGCAGATGGATTTAGTCTTACTAATTTTAATGTATTACCAAGAGATGGAGAAACTCCTACACAAGCAACTGCTGGTGGTAGTAGTCAAAATGTTAAATTAGCAAATGGTTATTTTGCTGAGACAGAAATCGTAGTGCCACCAAGAATATATGTTGTTGATCAGAATACATCTGTAGGTGGTAAACAACAAACATTTACAGTGCCAGGTAATACTATTCCAATACAAGAAAATACTTTTACTGGAACTGCTGGAACAACAGTATTAAAACCAACTCCACAACAGGGACAAGTTGATGGATGTGTAATAAACATTTTTGCACCTGGCGGTGGTGGTGCAGATAGTGACAACAATGGTACAAATGGTGGATATGCAGAAGTTGGTATAACTGTTGAAGGTAACTTTTATACTATCAGAGTCACAGGTGGTACTGGTGGACAATCAGGTGCTAACGGAGGAGCAGCTGGTGTTGGAGGAACAATTGAGGTTCCACAAGTATTATTAGATGACACTAGATTTAATATAGGTTGGGTTGATGGAGAAGATGGAAATGCTGGTGGTATACCAGGTCTTGGTGGTAATGATGTTTTAGGTGGAGGTGTATCAGCATCACAGGCAGGAGCAGAAACCACAGGTGGAAATGGTACAGCACAGACAAAAACTATCAATGGGTCACAACCAGAAGAAGTATTTACAACAAATGGATCATGGAATGTACCAGATCTATTAATTAATGAAGTAAGTAGAACTATTGCAATTGAGATCTCTGGTGGTGGTGGAGGTCCTGGTAATGCTAACGCAAACTCTGGATGTACAGGACAATGGCCAGGTTGGCCAACAGCACTGTCAGGTAGAACTGGTGCACTTGGTGGATATGGTGGTAGAGGTGCAAGAATAAGTGGTATTCTTGAAGCACAGAGTGGAACATTAAGTTGGCAACTAGGTAATGGTGGTCTTGCTGGTTTCAACAGGAGATCAGGAACATCTGGTGCGGGAACAACTGGTAACGACCCTGCTACAGGACAACCATGGGGACCTCCATGGCCAGGTGGTGTTGGTACAGGATATGAACCAGATGGTGGAAATCCTGGTGTGCTTGGTGCTACTGGAACTATATCTGGTGCTGGTGGTGGAGGTGCATGGGGTAATGGTGCAACCGCAGGATCAGGTGGTAGTGTCTCAGGTCTTTTCTTCAATGGAACTCTTATCGCTGGTGCTGGCGGTGGAGGCGGTGGCGGTGGATCAGGTGGTGGTAACAACGGTGGTGGTACTGTTGATGGTTGCTATCCTGGTGGTGACGCACAAGGACCTGCACAGTCACTTCTTACAATAGGAGGAGCAATAGACTTTGCTAATGGTGGTAGTGGATCTCAAGGTGGATGCTCTGCTGGTGGTGGAGGAGGTGGTGGTGCTGCTTGCGGTATCATTAACTCAACGCCAGGTGGTACTGGTGGACAAGCGGGTGTTGGACATAATGGTAACGGTGGTGGTACTGCTGGTACAGAGGGTATTTCTGCAGTCAGAGCAGGATATTTCACAAGTGTAAATGCAGATTCTAATGGTGCATTGCCAACAGAAACAGGATATGTAAAAATACAGTACTCATATGTTCAGAACTACTGGGATCAAGTTGGTGGTGCTGGTGGACAGGGTGCTAATGCTTCTATATCATTTGGATCAGGAATAGAGACTGATGTTGTTGTTTCATTACAGGCACCTGGTCAAGGTGGTGGACTGGGAACTGATGGTGGTGGTGGAAGAGTATATGTACAATATTTTGCACAACAAGAGGGAACTTCAGTGCCAGGTGGAACTACAACACCACAAGGAATATACTTTGAGGGAGATAGTGATGGTAATCCTATTGGTGCACCACAGCAAGGAAATGTATGGTTATCATCTACAGATAACAATCTAAAAACAAGAGCATTTGGACAAGGAACTGGATCTAATCTTGGATTTGTTGGTGGTGTTGCAGTACCAAATAACGTCAATAATAAAATAACAGAATACATATCATTTACAGGTGCTGCTACAGATGCTGCTGGCAAGAGACAATTAGAGGTAGGAGTCTTTGATTTAACAGAGGTTAATACAATCAGATTTACTATAATCAGAGGTAGTGGACAAAATGGTGGAGAAAATCCAGATCAGGCAATAAATCTATTCTATAAAAAAGGAGCATCTAGTAACACCACATTATTCAATCAAATAATGTTGGCAAACAATCAGGATCCTAATTGGCAGACTATAGATGTAACGCTACCAGATGGAGATTCAATTAGAGCAAATGATGTAACTCTAGTTATAGAACAAGATAGAGGACCTACATATCTGTCTGCACCAGCAACTAGTGATAACTATGGACTTGGTGCTCTATCATTCTTCTATGATTCTCAATTGCTTACTACATTCATATCTACTGGTGGTGCTACATTGACTGGTAACTTAGATCAGAGTGATCTACCTATCAATGCTGACACTGGTATTGATCAAGTGAGAAGGGAAGTAACAGCAGCACAGGCAGGAATTGTAACTACAGATGGTACATTCACAATGTCATCATCTACACCTATTACTACGACTGCAACCGTGACTGCAGAGAATAACATTCCTCTCATAACTAAATACCATAGGGTAAAGTATTTAATCAAGGCATTATAAATGACAACCATAGCATCACCATCAGAAACATTACTTTATTTGAATGCCTTTGACAAGACCATTCAAGTTGAAGGTGTGATGAAAACAATAGATGATGATTATTGGACTGCTAATATAGTTCCAATATTATATCCTCTATGGGATTCAGATAAAGATAAGTTAGAACTATTTGTGAAATACAAAAATGGTTCTAGTAAGATGAACAAGACTAAGTATCAACGTAATCAAAAGACTGGAGTATATAAATGGGTATCATATCAATTTGACGTATCACCATTTCCAGATGAGATTGAAGATATGTACAATAGAGTCATTGAGAAGTGGACAGAATATAGACAAGGACAAGAGAATGATTTAGAGCGTTCACTTGCATCACATTTTTCAAAGACAGCAATATTAAACTGGACTAAAGTTAAATTAATTAGAAACTTCTTATTAATGGACAGTGACTGGACACAACTTGGCGATGCTCCTGTTGATGCTGAAAGCAAAGCAAAATGGGTTGAGTACAGAACAAAACTTAGAGCTATTCCACAAGAACAAAAAGAAATTGCTGCTAACTCAGTAACATTTCCTATGACACCACCAAAATGGGCTGCTCTTGATGATGGTAAAGATTATCTATCAGATGTAGGACACTTCTTTACAATACCACAATCAGTGTATAGTAAGTTCTCTACTAGAATAGTAAACTATCTTGCAATGTCAATAGGAACAACAAATATTGATGGAATGGATGTCACTAAGGTTGATAGTCCATATAACTTACAAACAACTCTAGTAAGTGAACTAGACGAAATACTTGACTTAATTGACAAAGGAGAAATCTAATGCCACTAATATCATTAAATCCAAAATCTAAAGAAATGCTAGTTGCTGATTATGCAAAGGCAACTGACAAATTTGTTGTAGTGATTGATAACAGTAAATATCATACACTATCAGCAGATAAGAAAGCAACTGTACTTGCATATTACACACCTATACTACCAGAAGCAGAGATTGATAGGATATTTGAGTTAGAGGACATATACTATTATTTTGTGACAGAACTACAAGCAACAGATATTTGTTTTGATTGGTTCCCACAACCACAGAATTTACCAGACGCAGATCATTACATAAGAGCATACGTCATTAAACCAGACGGTACGATACCATACGAGAACGCAGATCCAACACCGCCAGGTTGACAATCAAATAATACATGTTAGAATAACAGCAGTTGAATAATAACATGCTGGAATTTTGTTATGAGCTTCCTTATGAAGACATGGATTTTACAGATCCAGAAACTCACAAACTATATCGTATCGGTAGGGGAGAACAAGGAGTTTTACTGGTACGCCCTTATACAAACGATATTTGTGCTCATTGGAAATTTAGAACCCCTGAGATAGCAGTAAAGTCTGCTAACAAGATATTTGCTATGTATCTAGATTATAGAGACGAGGAAGATTTTGTTGGTATGGATATGTGTCGTAAGTTCCTTGAAATGGGATTCACCAGATCACGGAGATATGCCAACCATAGAGACGGTAAAAAGTATGATGAAGAAGGTAATATAATACCCCAAGAACCAGATCATGCCACTTGTGATTTTGCTAAGTCTGCACAAATATTTAAGAAAGTTAGAGATATTGTTGCTAAAAATCACACATATGTTAAAATGAGAAAACAATGGAGAAAAGAAGTTGAACGTACCTCAGCAGCACGAGTTAATTCACTTGCAATTTCAAGCAATGTTACGAGAGCACAATATTCCAAATCTAAAGTATCTAGGATTGCGTGAGTATACTGAAGAATATGAAGGACATCCTGAGTTTCATGGACAGATGATGCATTGGTATTGGTTGGAGAACGATGGTAATCCAGTTGAAGTACCAGTGTGTGATTTCATACAAGTTGATGCAATTGAAGAAGATGACTAAAAAGAGAACACAAAACAAAGAGAACTATTACTATGTCTTTTGGATAGTGGCAATGGTGGCATTTATAGTACCACAGGTGTTTACAGCATATGGAATTATGAAGATAACAAACTACCTTGACACTAAGGCAGATAAAGTTCTCATTCTAGGTAGAGATGCCGACTTTTAATTTTGATGCTCCATTTATATTTTGGACTAAGGTCAATAATCACAAACAGATTAAAGATTCCTTAGTGCCTATCATAAAGATGATATCAGACAATGACAATGCTACAGTTACAGTAGATGGGTCAACTACAACATACTATCATCAAAAGTACAGTTACTTTACAAATGACATATTAGAGGATATAATATGGAAACCTCTAGAACAAATGCACGAGGAAAAGAATATCTCTAAACCACAGGGATATAATTTAGATGCATTATGGTGGAACAATTACACATCTGGTGGACGAACTAAGGTTCATAAACACGAGAGAGCAGATTGGTCTGGCATATATCTATTACATTTGGAGGAATCAAATACAACTACATTCTATTCACAGTATGGTGAAGCACCAAACAGTGGTTACATGAACCAACACAAGGTCATGGACAATGCTACAGAGGGAGATGTTATCATATTTCCATCATTTATGCAACACTGTGGTGATGTATGTACAAAGAATAGAATAATAGTTTCATTTGATGTCATATCTGAATATGAGAGATCACCTCTTATAATTCTTAATTAAATAGTAAAAAACCATGAACGACCAAGGATCAATTACTGGTGGAGAGACACCATCACAAAAGTATCAGAGGGCATTGGATCTGTTTACAGAGTCAGTAATGGCACCTGATCATAAACTGAGAGGTTGTGCTCATAACCAAAAGTGTTATGATGAACTCATGGAGATACGAAAGCATGTACTTGAATATCTTAAAACCCTCAAAGAAGTCACACATCACACAAATGCTGATGAATCTGATATAATAGAGAGTGAGAAACTCATGGAAGCAAAGTATGTCACACCACATGACAAAACAATGCAGTTCATGCGTGATACTATACCAAATAGATATTAATGAATACAGAAAAAGAGAGATTGCTTAAAGCACTCACCCATATCAATGATATAGAAACCTGCATCGTTGATAACAAATGGAAAAAGTATTTGACAGATCACCTTATTGTTGTAGAATATGAACTACAACGCCAATTATCACTAATTAACGCAGATGACAGAAGACGAATTCAAGTCGGCAATCCAGAATTTGCTGATGATGCAAAACAACAACGACCAGAACTTCCAGATATTACAGGGACAGATAGATAATTTGCAGAAGCAAATCAATGATCTAAACGATCTCAAACAAATGTTTAGACTACCTAAACAAGAGAACAAAGACCGTAAACTATTTGATACCGATGAAACTGACTCAGAAATTAATTGACCAGATACAAGAAGCAATGCTACACACCAAGAAGGATGGTAGTATTAATTGGAAAGATGATGACGATGTTGTAATACAACTGGCAGGGACATTTGCTGCTGATAGATTTATTGTTATCAAGAACAAATCTAAAAGTCCTGTTGTAAGTGCTGAACCACATCCTTACTTTGATTATGAAAAGAAAATCTTTACCAAAGATGGTAGAGAAGAATACATGAAAGAGAAGGATGGAACTAAGTGATCTACAATTACTACAACCAATCGTAATTGATGGTGTTGTTGGTTACATCAACTTTATATGTGAAGACTACGTTACCATGATATTCATGGACACACCATTACCCGCATCTATGAACAGTAGATGGGGAAGACATCAAGTGGCAAGGTGTATATATCCGCAGGACTTAATCCATGTACGCACAAATCTTACGGAGAAAGAGTTAGCACACCCAGTACTGCACCGTACCAGTGATCCATTATCTAATCATCATAGAAAGAATAATGGTAAGTATAATAGTGAAAGACCAGTGCCTGACAGGAATAGTAGATCTCATCCATATGAATAGAGTGGACAGTTAGCAAACTGTAACAATACCCCGCACAGGGGTATTTTTATGTGTATAATAGTAATGGAGAAAACAACCAGATTAACTTCTAGGTTTGTTTTCTCGCATCCTATTGCATTTGACAATGAAGAAAAAGTATCCTAAAATGTCTGTTACTATCACACCAGATGAGGTAACGATGAATAATTTTACAATCACAGAGATCAAGTACATGATGAATCTGATGATGGGAGACTATCACTCTACACATTCTAGACTCTACGCTAAACTAGAGAGAATGCTTCACGCATATGAGTAGACAGTTATATTAGTGGCACAAGACAGGTAGATTTGTAGTTCATATCCTTTATAATAAGTACATACACAAAGGAGCACCACTCATGACAAACACAGCATTACTCACACAGGCAAGAGAAGAGATTGAAACATACGCACAGACATTATGTGAGACTCTAGAAGAGAACTATAAGCAAGACTCTATCAGATCATACAAGAGAATGGCAATGACTGACGGTGACTATGCTACCAAGAGACTAGAGGAGATTGAGAACGGTACTGCTAACCTATACAAGTTTGTCATCAAGAAGGGACGTAGGTATCTCAAGATCGTTAACCAACAGTATGATGACATGGGTCAATACGCAACATATGAGTACAGAGACGGTTCAGTACACGCATTCATTGATAGAGAGACAGGCGATGTGTACAAACCAGCAGGATACAATCAACCAGCAAAGCATGTACGTTACAATCTATTAGAGACAAGCGATAGAAACTTCTTATTTGATTATAAAAACGTAGGATGGGCAGGAGGTTATCTCTACATGAGATAATCCCACCTTGACATCGTATAAATTATGATGTACAATTCACACATAGTCTCTTATCTGACATGAAACAAAACGTACTTGCAGACTACATACAGGGTTTGATTAAACCACTACCTAATCGCTACTCTCGTGGTCTGTATACAATGAGGATTCTACCCAATCCTGACCTAGATGATGATGGTATGCAACGATATTGGAGAGTACACAAGAGGTTTCCTAACGACTTTGCGGGTGCTATCAATCGTATGCTTCCAAAGGACGTAGATTTTATAAGTTATGACCACCTAGAAAACAAACTTACATTATTTAAAAAATGAACAACGAACAGGAAGTTATCAAAATCTCTGGTATCCGTGACAATCAATCTAATGTCATGATAGACAGGTTTAAGGAGTTGGTATCGGAGGAGCGTCTTGATGACGCATTCTCTATAGCAGACGAGTGGTTTGAGTGGTTACACCCATCCATGGCAGAACAAGAGCAAACACTGTATTCAGATGAAGAAGAACTCAAACGAATCTACACCAGACTCACAGAAGGTTGATGATAGCATCAAAGCACTCATATTAGAGTACATTGATGCACACAACAGTGGAGACGAAGCAAAAGCAGAAGTGTTACTGCATAACATCAGAGAGATGAGGAGGTTATGTGATGGGTGTTAACTGTCTTTGTGCATTCCCTACACCCATCGTCACTCTAGATCTTGTATACTACGATAAGTTTCGTGATGCACTCATAGAGCATATCTACGAAATCAAGAGTAGAACAAAAAGTGTATTGAAGAGTAACAACGGAGGATGGCAGAGTCCACCAGTGCAATTACCACAAGAGTTTGGTAAACACATATTCTCTAACGTCAACACATATGGACTAGAACAGTTCCTAGGAGGGAACTGGACATGTCAGGTAGGCAACCTATGGTACAACGTAAACCCACCAGGTGCACAGAACGACAGGCATACGCATCCTGGCTGTGATCTGGCGGGTGTATTCTACGTTAAGATACCAGAGGGAGAGTGTGGTGACCTAGAACTAGAGAACCCGAATCACTACCCACAATTCCATATGTTAAATACTATGGAGGATGGTCTCAAGGATAAGACTAAATGCTCACATTCACTATGGTTTCCACCTGATGAAGGAGAAACAGTAATATTTCCATCTAACATTCTGCATAGGGTGTTGACAAACAATACAAAAGAGGATAGAATAAGTATATCATGGAACATGAAAATCGTGGAGAAGTAAATGCCAAGGACAACCAAAGCACTGAAGAGGAACGTGGAATCACTGACATCCACAACGAAATCACGAAAGCAATCAACGACCTCATCAAAGAAGAAAACCCAAACAACAAAGGGCAAGACAACGAAGATCTCCCCGAACCGTACCAAACGTACAACCAAAGGAACGACCTCATCCCAGAAGACTTCTACAACTCCCAAAGTGAAGGGAGGGACATCAACTAAGATCACAATCATACAATGTAGAAAGAAAGACATGTTCCCAATGATGAATATGTACAAGTATCCATATCATTTTGAACCAATGCCAGAGATAGCAGATAGATTAAACAAGGCATGGTTTGATGAGCATTTTGGAGAAGAACGTATGAAAGATCATATCAGAAAGCATAAACTTAAGTCTCATCAGTATAAAGCATATGTGAACTATTGGTGGTTACAAGACAAGAAGAAGAGGTCAGAATCATGAACGAAGAGGACTTCAAAAGAGAGATGAAAGAACAGCAGGAAGAGATAGAATTTTGGTACGATGATGTGCCTGAGAGTCCTATTGAGGTAGACTACTGCACACATGAATAACTGTGACAAAAGTGTGTATAGGATAGTATCCTTCCGCACTAGTGATACCAAGGGTTTTAGAGGGTCACATGTGGGGTGTGTGTAAATGAATACAAAAGGTTAATTAAATATACCTAGTGTGCTCTCACGATGTGCCCTTAGCGACCTCTCTACCGATTGTCAAGTCCACATGTGCAAGTCCTCAAAGTGGCACAAAGTGGTTGACAAATACTTGGCGATCCTCTATAATTTAAGAGTAAAGGAAAGTATTGGAATCTGAGATTTTTGAGTTTTTCAGAAATCTCACTTTCTTAAAAAACTCAAAAAGTTAAAAAGTTTAAATTTTAAGTTTTTTGTTTTTTTCAAAAAGTCAAAAAAGTGATTTTTTAAGATTTTGAGACTTTTATAATAACCACGCCGTGTATGTTTGTGAAATCTTATGAAAACCTTAGTAGTTCAGCTATTTTTGGGTTAAATTGTGATAAAAATGTAATAAATGTTACATATCAGAGTAATATAGACAAGAGTTATGCATTTGACTGCGAAAACGTGTCAGAATTCACTCAAAAACTGGATCTGACTCTAGAAAAGTCAGAATCAGTGGGGAAACTACTACATTCTGAGATCAAAGCAGGAAAACTAGTAGCAAGAAAAGAAAATATATAATATTAGTTCGTAATTGGTCAAATATGACACAATCAAACTTCTATGGCAACGACTACGATGCCAGATATCAAGCAAAACTAGAACAATCGTACTACGATGGTTATGATATCAAAAATATAGGTAGACTCTCTAAAAAGAAGATTAACAGATTTAAGAAGCACAAAGACGATTACAGGACCAGTTAGATTAGTGGCACAATACCTATAGCATTATGGTATAGGTCGTCTAGAATGTGGTTGTTACAAACAAAAACATTCATGAGAAAGATTGAAAGACAGATGAACACCGCAATCAGATCCAGAAAGAACTGGGCGGGATCCAATACAACTGTTATGATCAACCAGAACAACAACAAGGCAAAAGTCTACCTACACGGGAACTTAATTGCTGAAGTGTGTGATGAGTTCGTAGCAATCTTTGACGGCGGGTGGCAGACTGTCACCACTAAGAGCAGATTAAACGCAATACTAGACGAGTTCCGTCCACAGGTTGGCGTATGTCAGAGAAACTTCAACTGGTTTATAATGGTTAGAGGTCAGGCGTTCCCATTCGTCAGCGGGAGT